CTATGATTAAAACATTACAACAATTAAAAGAAGTAAATCCTAATTGGTTTACTCCAGAAAATAAAAAGTTTTTTAATGATATAAACTATAAACTTTTAACTGGATCTAAATCAAAAAATAAATTTTTAATTCAACATACATATCAATTTAGTGATATGTTTACAGGAATTAAAAAAGCTGTTTTTGTAATTAAACCAATTACAATAGATGGTAAGATAGGATCAAGAGCTACAACAGTTGAAACAATAGAAAAAGTAAAAGAATATTTAAAATTAAATTAATAATAATAAACAATTAAACCCCTAATAATTAATTTTATTGGGGGTTTTTTTATGTGAGATCCTGGAATAGAGTACCTGGAAATATAATTGTTATTAAACTTGCTATTCTAATATTAAGCGACAGCTTCTGATCTTCTCATAAAATATCGGTCAACATTACTGACCTTTCACCGAAAAGGTGTTCTTATAAATTGTTGTTATTGGAATAACTATTGATAACTGATAACTTATTGCGACCCTATATTGTATAATTGTACAGCTATAACCTATATTTTACAAAGTTGACCCCTGGCTACCCCCCACAACGCACTCGCATGTTATTATATATATATACATGGGACTCGAGGACTCCCTTACAGTCAGTCAGCTAGATCGCTGGACTCCCTTATCCACACACACATTGACTTATTGCCAGACCACTAATAATAAACTAGATGTAGTATATGGACTACTTTGGATTAGACGATATAGAATCAGTTGCTTATGTTGATAAAAACAACAATGATGTCATAATTAAGTTTGTTGGTTTTCCTAATGAATTAGCTTCACAGCTATTTATTAACTATGTTATGCTATGTGTTGGGTTTGACTTTGAACCTATAGATAGTATGCCATCTAAAAAAATACACTAAATATGCTTTTCTACGAAAAGAAATAAATATGGACATTAAGATACCCTACACACCAAGGAAGCATCAAGCTCTATTACATAAAAAAATATCAGAATACAGATGGAATGTACTTGTATGCCATAGAAGGTTTGGCAAAACAGTATGTATGATTAATCATTTAATTAGGTCAGCATTGCTGTCCAAAAATAAGAACCCTAGGTATGCTTATATAGCACCCACCTTCAAACAAGCGAAAAGTATTGCTTGGGATTATATGAAACAATTTACAGCAAAGATACCTTATACAAAATTTAACGAAACAGAGTTGCGTGTGGATTTACCGAATGGCAGCAGAATAACTTTACTAGGTTCAGAAAACTCTGATGGCTTGAGAGGTATATACCTTGATGGTTGTGTCATAGATGAGTACGCAAATGTAAACAGCAAGTTGTTTCCAGAAATAATTAGACCTGCACTATCAGATAGAAAAGGTTATTGTGTGTTTATTGGTACACCAGCAGGAATGAACAATAACTTCTACGAACTATACCAACACGCACAAGGTGCAGATGATTGGTTCAACTACAAGGCAAAAGCTAGTGAGACAAAAATTGTAGATGAAGAAGAGCTAGTCAAGGCAAAAGAAGTAATGGGTGATAAGAAGTACCAGCAAGAGTTTGAATGTGATTGGATAGCAAACATAGAAGGTGCAGTATATTCAGATGTACTTGGTAAGATGGAAGATCAAAAACAATTAACTAGAGTTCCCTACGACCCATCACTTCCAGTATCTACCGCATGGGATCTTGGGGTATCTGATCATAGTGCTATTATATTTTACCAGCAGTTAGGCAGAAGTGTTAATATAATTGATTATCATGAAGAGAGAGGTCAAGGTTTACCATACTATGTACAAGTCATTAAGGATAAAGATTATGTTTACAAAGATCATTTTGCACCACATGATATTGAAGTTACCGACTTTGGTAATGGCAAAACCAGGAGAGAGGTCGCCTACCAATTAGGAATTAGGTTCAAGGTCGTACCAAAAATTCCACTAGAGGATGGCATACACGCAACCACAATGACCTTACCTAGATGTTGGATTGATACTGACCATTGCAAAAAGTTAATAGATGCGTTAAGACATTACCACAGGAAGTACATTGACAAAAATAGAATGTTCAGATCGAAACCTGTACACGATTGGAGTTCACACGCTTGTGATGCTATGCGTTACTTGTCTGTTGGACTACAGGAAATTAATGATAGACAAACTGCTCCACAAAGTGTAGCAGATAATGAGTACAGGATTATATAATTATGGGATCAATATTTAAACCAAAAATGCCACCGCTACCACCAGTTCAACCTTTGCCAGAACCGCCTTCGGCAGAAGTCTCGCAAGAGGAAAAAGACAGGATTGCGGCAGAACAAAGAGCTATGGAAAGAAAACGAAAAGGCAGAAGATCAACAATATTAACTGGACCATTAGGTGTCGAAGAAGAAGCTGAAACAGAACAGAAAACTTTATTAGGATCATAATGTTAGAAAAATTAAAAAGATATTTAAAAAAAACCAAAGGCAAAAGCTAAAGCAAAACCTAAAAAGGTAAAAGAAATTTTAATATTAGATGAAGATAAAACTTTTGAAAACGAAGTTAAAAAACCAGAAGTAATAGAAGTAAAAGAAACTGTTTCTGAAACAAAAGCAGAAACTAAATCATCATTAACATTTGGAGAATAGTATGGGTGGAGCAGTAGCAAGAATAGTAAGACCAAGTAGACCAACACCTGCACCTGCACCTGCACCAGCTCCTGTAGTTGCACCAACCGCACCAGAAGTATCTCAAAGTACAGCAACAGCTATGGATGGTTATGATGCAAGAAAGACAAAAGCAAAAGGTAGATCAACTACAATTTTAACAGGACCTAAAGGTGTTGAAGAAGAAACATTAACATTAGGTAAAAGAAGTTTATTAGGACAATAATGGCTCGAACAGATTTAACTAAAGGATTACTATCTAGGTACGAAAAACTAGAAGGTCAAAGACAAAACTGGGAAACGCATTGGCAAGAAGTTGCAGATTATATGCAACCAAGAAAAGCAGATGTAACTAAACAAAGAGCTAGAGGTGATAAAAGAATGGAACAAGTCTTTGACTCATCACCGATACAAGCAGTAGAATTATTAGCAGCATCATTACATGGTATGCTAACAAACCCATCAACACCTTGGTTTACTTTAAGATTCAAAGATGAAGAAATAGAAAATGAAGATGAAGCAAAACTTTGGTTAGAGGCATCTACAGATGCAATGTACACAGCATTTAATAGATCAAACTTTCAACAAGAAATATTTGAATTGTATCATGACCTAATTACATTTGGAACTGCTGCAATGTTTATTGAAGAAGATGATGAAGATATTATTAAATTTTCAACAAGACATATCAACGAAGTATTTATTGCAGAGAATGATAAAGGTAGAATAGATACTATCTATAGAAGATTTAAAATATCAGCTAGAGCTGCAATGCAAAAGTTTGGTGAAGCAGTATCTAGTGATGTACAATCTGCATTTAAAAAAGATCCTTACAAAGAAGTAGAAATATTACACGCAGTTTATCCAAGAACAGATTTTAATCCTAATAAAAAAGATAAAAAAAATATGCCATTTGAGTCTGTGTATATTGAATTTAAAAATGGTAATGAATTATCTGTATCTGGATTTAGAGAGTTTCCATTTGTAGTACCAAGATATTTAAAAGCATCAAATGAAATTTATGGAAGATCACCTGCAATGACAGCATTGCCTGATGTTAAGATGTTAAATGAAATGTGTAAAACTACAATCAAAGCTGCACAGAAACAAGTAGACCCACCACTATTAGTTCCTGATGATGGATTCTTATTACCAGTTAGAACTGTACCAGGTGGATTAAATTTTTATAGATCAGGTACAAGAGATAGAATTGAACCATTAAACATTGGTGCAAACAATCCACTAGGTTTAAATATGGAGCAGCAAAGAAGAGATAGTATTAGAGCTGTGTTCTATGTAAATCAATTAATGATGCAAGATGGTCCACAGATGACAGCAACAGAAGTTATCCAAAGAAACGAAGAGAAGATGAGATTACTAGGACCTGTATTAGGTAGACTACAATCAGAATTATTAAAACCATTAATCGATAGAGTGTTTGCAATATTACTTCGTAACAATATGTTACCTGCTGCACCAGAGTTTTTATCAGGTAGAGATGTAGAAATAGAATATGTTTCTCCTCTAGCTAAAGCACAAAAATCTACAGAGCTACAATCTATTATGAGAGCAGTAGAGATACTAGGAAGTCTTGCAAATGTAGCACCAGTATTTGATTATGTTAATTTTGACAACCTTGTGAAACACTTGGCAGACATTGTTGGTGTGCCACAAAAAATATTAAAAACACAAAGTCAAGTAAATGCGGAAAGACAACAAGCACAACAACAACAACAAGAAATGCAACAGATGCAACAACTACAACAAGTTGCTAAAGCAGGAGGAGATATAGCACCACTAGCGAAAGCATTGCCAGAAGAAGCAAGAGCTGTAGCAAATGCTGAAGTGGAATAGTATGGAAGAAAACAAACAATTAGAAAAAGTAATTAACAGATTAAAAACAAATTATAAATACATATTCAATACAGACGAAGGCAAAGAGGTCTTGGTCGATCTTGAAAAAAGATGTCATTATCATTCTACCACTAATGTAAAAGGTGATAGCCATGAGAGTGCATATATGGAAGGTCAAAGGAGTGTACTTCTATTTATTAAATCAATGCTCCAAAAGGAAAATGAAAAAGGTAAATAACTATGTCAAGCGAACAGATAACACAGGAAACTGTGCCTGTAGAACAAACGACTACAGAAACAGCAACACCTACAACACAACCAACTACTGAAACAAAACCAGAAGTTACAACAACAACCACTACGACAACATCATCTTGGAAAGATTCTATAAGCGAAGCATATAGAAACGATCCTAACATTGAAAAGTTTACAGAGATAGATGCGTTAGCAAAATCTTATATCAATGCTACAAAGATGATTGGTCAAGATAAAGTTGTTATCCCAACTAATAATTCTACAGAAGAACATTGGGATGAAGTTTATGCAAAATTGGGTAGACCAGAGTCTGCTGATAAATATACTTTAGATGCAAAATCTGAAGTGGTAAACTTTGATGAAGCTGCAATTAAATCTTTTGCAGAACAATCACATAAGCTAGGTTTAAATAATAAACAAGCTCAAGGTATCTTGGAGTTCTATAAAAATAATATGGAAGGCACAGCTCAACAATCAAAGATTGATACTGAAACTGCTCAAGCTCAAGCTGAACAACAGTTAAGGCAAGAGTGGGGTAGAGACTTTGAAGGTAAAGTAAAACAAGCTGGTGCATTAGCAAAAGCTAATATCAATCCAGAAGTTTTAGATATGACTTTACAAAATGGTACAAGACTTGGAGATCATCCAGAGATTATAAAAGGTTTTGCAAAAATAGCAGGTATGATGCAAGAAGATAAAATTGTTGCAACAGAAAGCGAAAATGCACAATCAGTTAGTAATATTGAAGAAGAAATATCTTCTATTATTAATGATAGACAAGGACCTTATTGGAATAAAGGTCATCCAGATCATGATAAAATGGTACAGCAAGTCTATACATTGAGAGAAATGTTAAATGCCAAGTGATAATAATCATCTTAATAATGAAGAGATAAAACTTGAAATATTAAGAATAGTTGTTGAAGCAGGGTCTACATATCAAAAAGAAAACCCCTTGCCAATCTGCGAAAATTATTATAAGTGGATAAAGGGTAAGACAATTCGCAAGAACCTTACTGGCAAGAAGGAATAGACTCTAGTCTAACAGACTTTAAATGCAAGAGATGCCTACCTATTGGTGGAGAACCTTTCTGATTATTTTAACTTAACAATAATATGGAGAGACAATTATGTCATCAAATATAACTACAGCTTTTGTACAGCAGTATTCTGCTAACGTACAAATGCTATCTCAACAAATGGGATCGTTATTAAGAGACAAAGTTCGTGTTGAATCTGTGGTTGGGAAAAATGCTTTCTTCGACCAAGTTGGTTCAGTAACTGCTGTTGAAAAAACTAGCAGACATTCAGACACTCCACAAATAGATACTCCTCATGCGAGAAGAAGAGTATCTCTTGCGGATTATGAATTTGCTGATTTAATAGATCAACAAGACAAAGTAAGACTCTTAATTGATCCTACTTCATCTTATGCTCAAGCTGCTGCTATGGCAATGGGTAGAGCTATGGATGATGTGATCATTTCTGCTGCACTAGGAACTGCGTTCACTGGTGAAACAGGATCAACAAGCACAGCTAATGCGAACTCAATCGCACATGGTTCTGCTGGTTTAACTATCGCTAAATTAAGAACTGCAAAACAGACTCTTGATCTAGGTGATGTAGATCCTTCAATTCCTAGACACATTATCGTGTCTCCGAAGCAGATCACTGATCTTTTAGGAACAACTGAAGTAACAAGTTCTGACTTCAACACTGTCAAAGCATTGGCAAATGGTGAAGTAAACTCGTTCCTTGGTTTTAACTTCATTGTATCAAACAGACTAGCATTATCTAGCACAACTAGATCATGTATAGCTTTTGCACAAGATGGTATCGCACTTGCGGTTGGCAAAGATGTCAATGCAAGAATAGACGAAAGAAGCGATAAATCTTATGCTACTCAAGTGTACTACTGCATGAGCATTGGTGCTACTAGAATGGAAGAAGCTAAAGTTGTTGAAGTACAATGTACAGAATCGTAATAGGAGGATTATATGGCGAATGTAAATACAGACATTGTAACTAACTTTGTTGCAGTTCCTCAAGTTAAAAACAGCTCACAGCAATTACATGGTGTAAAAAGAATTGCACAAGGTACTATTGCTTTAGCTGCTGGAGACTTGTCGGCAGGTGATACAGTAATGTTAGCACCTGTTCCAACTAATGCTAGTATATCTTCAATCAAATTGTTTAATGACGATTTAGATTCTGGAACTACTAACACAACAGATGTTGGATTATACTCAACAGCTATTGCTGCGGTTGATGATGATGCTTATGCTTCTGCGATTACTGACCTTCGTGGTGCAGTAACAACAGGAACTGAAGTAGCATTTGAAGCTAGAAACATTAACAAAATGGGACAGAAAGTTTGGCAAGATGCTGGACAATCTTCTGATCCTGGTGGATACTACTATGTTGCATTAACTTTTGATGCTGCTGGTGATACTGCTGGTGATTTAAGTTTTGTTATTGAATACACAGTAGACTAATAAATAGATATTAGGTGGGGAGTAATCCCCACCTTTTTATGAAAAAGATTCAAGATTTAAAAACTGTACTACACTTTAAAAAAGATAATTATGTGTACAGATATGTGTTAGTAGATAGGTTTAAACATGATAGTAAATATCATTATGGCTTTGATACTAAAGAAGAACGAACAGAAGAAGAAATTTTTGCTTTAGAAAAAGATAGACAGATAAGGCGAAAGTATATTATAAGGAAGTGATATGGCATCAACAGTGGACATTTGTAATGGAGCATTAAATCAACTAGGTGCAACAACTATCCTTTCACTTACAGAAGATTCAAAAAATGCTAGACTTTGCAACTCAAGATTTACTCAAGTAAGAGATGCAGTATTTAGATCACATCCTTGGAACTGCTTACAGAAAAGAGTTGAATTAGCAGCAGACACTACAGCTCCTGCTTGGGGTTTTAGTTATGCTTATACTTTACCAGCAGATTGTTTAAGGTTGCTACGAATATTAGATTATGATTCAAACTACAAAGTAGAAGGTAGAAAAATATTAAGTAATACATCTAGTATGAAAATATTATACATTGGTAGAATTACAGATCCCAATGAATATGATGAGTCATTAAGAGAAACTTTATCTGCTGCTTTAGGTGCTGACATAGCTTTTGCAGTTACATCAAACAATCAAACAGCAACTAATATGTACAATTTATTTCAAGATAAATTAAAAGATGCTAGATTTGTAGATTCAACTGAAGGTCAAAACCTAGATCAAGATTTAGGTATGTCAGATCAAATAGATGCAAGTACATTTATAAACTCAAGGTTTTAATAAATGGCTAGGGTTGCTGTCGAACTTACAAACTTTACAGGTGGTGAACTATCGCCAAGATTAGATGGAAGAACTGATCTAACTAAATATACATCAGGTTGCTCAACATTAGAAAATTTAGTTGTCTACCCACATGGGTCAGCAGCTCGTAGACCAGGTTCTACATTTGTAGCAGAAGTTGCTGATAGCGATAACAAAACAAGATTAATACCTTTTGAATTTTCAACAACACAAACTTATATGTTGGAGTTCTCTAATTTAAAAATGAGAGTTTATAAAGATAGTGGTGCTGTATTAGAAGGAGATAAAACTATAACTGGAATTACTGCTGCTAATCCTGCTGTCGTAACTGCTACATCACATGGTTATTCAAATGGTGATGAAGTATTAATTAGTGGTGTTTCTGGTATGACAGAAGTTAATGGTAAAAGATTTTTAGTTGCAGACAAAACTACCAATACATTTGAACTACAAGATAAAGATGGTGTAGATATAAACAGCACATCATTTACTGCTTATAGTTCTGGTGGTGTGGCTAATAAAGTTTTTGAACTAGCAACACCTTATACTACTGCACAACTTTTTGATATTAAATTCGCACAATCAGCAGATGTCATGTACATTACACATCCAGAACATGAGGTAGAAAAACTATCTCGTACTGGTCATACTGCTTGGACATTAACAGATGTAGATTTTACTAATGGTCCATTCATGGATGCTAACATTACTACAACAACTTTAAATCCAGCATCACATACAGTAGGTACAGGAGTTGCTGTAGTTGCTAGTGCAGTTACAGGAATAAATGGTAGTAGTGGATTTTTAGCAACTGACATTGGAAGATTAATTAATTTTAGAGATGGTTATATGAAAGTTACTGCAAGAGCAGATACAACAAATATTACAGTAGAGATTATAAAAGATTTAGGATCATCTACTGCATCAGCAGATTGGTCTTTAGGAGCTTTTTCTGACACTACAGGTCATCCTTCTTGCGTAACCTTTTTTGAACAACGATTAGTATTTGCAGGAACAACTGATCAACCACAAACAATATTTTTTTCAAAGTCTGGTGATTATGAAAACATGGATGCAAACATTGGTGGCACAATAGCTGATGATGATGCAATCATTTATACAATCGCATCTAACCAAGTTAATGCTATCAGATTTATGACAGCAACTAGAACTTTAATTATTGGTACAGCAGGGGGTGAGTTTACTGTATCAGGTGGTGGTACTGATAGTGCTGTTACACCTACAAATATATTAATTAAAAAACAATCTAACCATGGCTCGGCAAATGTAGATGCTATAGCTGTAGGTAATGCTACATTATTTTTACAAAGAGCTAAAAGAAAAATTAGAGAACTAGCTTATAACTTTGATGTAGATGGTTACATTGCACCTGACATGACTATTCTTGCTGAACATATTAGTGAAGGTGGTCTAACACAGATCGCATATCAACAAGAACCCAATCAAATTGTTTATGGAGTAAGAGGTGATGGTGAGTTAGTAGGATTAACTTATCAAAGAGAACAACAAGTAACTGCTTGGCACAGACATATTTTTGGTGGAAGATTTGGTAATGCAACTATTACAGTTACTGATTATGCAAACATAGCAAATGGTACAAGAATAGTTTTAACAAAAGCAGATGGCACAACTACAACCTTTACTTCTGCCACATCTTCTACAACTGGTAAGTTTCATACAACAACAAGTAACAACCAAACAGCAACAAATTTAAAAACATTAATAGATGCTGACTCTGATTTTACAGCAACAGTTAGTAGTAATGTAGTTACGATTACAGAAACATCACCATTGTCTACAGGATTTTTAACTGTTACATCTTTAGATGATTCTACTCGATTAACAAAAACTGATGAAGGTAAAGCGGTATGTGAAAGTGTTGCAGTTATTCCAACTGACGATACTGAATATCAAGTTTATGTAATTGTTAAAAGAACAATCAATGGTGCGACTAGAAGATTTGTAGAAATATTAAATGTATTTGATTTTGATCAAACAGATAATACATCATTTAATTTTTTAGATAGTGCATTAAGTTATAGTGGTAGTGCTGTAAGTACAATATCAGGATTAGATCACCTTGAAGGACAAACAGTTTCTGTATTAGCTAATGGTGCAACGCACCCAGATAAAACTGTAAGCTCTGGAAGTATTACTTTAGATCGTTCTTCAACTGATGTTAAAGTTGGTTTAGCTTACACATCTTTATTACAAACTATGAGATTAAATGCTGGTTCACAGAATGGTACATCACAAGGTAAGACTAAAAGAATATATGATATAACAGTTAGAATGTTTGAAACAATAGGTGTAGAAGTAGGACCTGATCTTTCAAACATGGAAAGAATACCATTTAGAAGTTCTGCTGATTTAATGGATGAAGGTATACCACCATTTACAGGAGACAAAGAGGTAGAGTTTAGAGGTAATTATGAAACAGATGGTTTTATCTTTGTTAGACAAACTCAACCTTTACCTTTTACAATTTTATCGTTATACCCAAGATTAACTACTAATGATGGATAATATGTTATATATAGTACCTTACACAGCAGAACATGGAAGATTTATATTATCGTGTCAAATGAATCATAAACTTATGGATAAGGATGCACAGTTTGATGGAGATGCTATGAACCTGGTACAAGAACATTTAGCTTTTACAGGACTTGTAAATAACAAACCTATCTTTGCTGCTGGTATGAAAATGATTTGGGGTCAGGTAGCAGAAGGTTGGGTGATTGCAACACAAGATGTTTGGCAACATCCTATTGCAGTTGCTAAAGCAATCAAGAAAGATTTTGCTAGAGTTGCAAGAAAGTATAATATTAAAAGAGTTCAAACTGCTGTAAGATCAGACTTTGATAAAGGTATAAGATTTGCAAAGTGGTTAGGATTAGAGAACGAGGGATTAATGAAACACTATGGGTTTGATGGTTCAGACCAATACAGATATGCGAGGATTTTCTAATGAGTTTTGTATTTGATGTTGTAGCAGCACAACAAATGTCTGCACTTGGTAAATATAATCAAAGTGTTCAAAATAGAAATGCTCTTATAAAAGAACAAGAAGCTGAAGCAATAAAGAAACAAACTGAATTTGATATTGCTAGATTTGATCAACAATTTGAAAGATTAACAGGACAAACAAAAGTAGCTACATTAAAATCTGGTGTTGAATTATCTGGAAGTGCTTTAAATATTTTAAGATATAATGCCGAACAAGCTGAAATACAAAAAGATGTTATGGATTATAATTCTAAAGTTGCACAATCACAAAAAATAGAAGAAGCAAACTTTGCTAGAATAAGAGGACAGATAGCAAGAAGAGAAGCAAAAATTGCTCAACTTGGTGCTTATGCAAGAGCTGGAGAAAGTTTATTAAGAATAGGTGGTGTTACATAATGCCAAAAATTCCTACTTTTACAGCACAAGCTAGACCTACAGCAGAAGCTGCTGGAGTTACTTCTAATATAAAAATACCTTTAACTCAAACTGTTGGAGCAGCATTAAGACCATTAGGTAAAGCTGCTGAAGATTATTATATAAAAGAAAAAGAAATAGAATTTCAAGTACAAGCTGGAGAACTAGATGCAGATGCAACTGTTGAAGTTTTTAATGCTGCTGAACAAGCTGAATTAAAAAATACACCACAAGAAGGAATAGATTATTTTAATCAACAATTTGAATCTATACAAAACAAATATAAAGCAAAAGCACCTAATAAAAATGTAGGTGATTTATTTAGTATTAATTTTTCTAAAAATAAAAGTGTTTATGTAAATAATATTTTAAAACAAACAAGAAATAATTTAGTTACTACTAGAGTTAGTCAAGTAGAACAAAAAGTTAAATCAAAAATAGCTTATGCTATTTCTTCTGAAAATGATTTTCAATTTGATATTTTAGCTAAATCTATAGAAGAAGATTATAAAGGTTTAGTTAATGAAGGAATTATTGGTGAAAAAGATTTACAATCATATAAAAATAATTTACCAAAATTAGTTGAAATAGAACAAGTTAGATTTTTAGCTAGAACAGATGCAGCAGGTGCTGCTGTTTTATTACAAGATATAAATAATTTTAAACAAATACAAGGTGATGATAGAAAAAAATTAATTACAGAAGTAAGACAAAAAGCTAGATTTGATTCTGAAGTTTTAAAATTTAATAATGCTTCAGTTATTAATGAACAATTAAAAAAACAGTAGATAGGTTAAGAGGAAATGAAGCCAATAAAGTTTTTGGTTTAAGTGAAGAAGAATTATCAAAATTTTCTACTGGCGATATACAAGCTGATGAACAAATAAAAAATTTAAACACAAAAGTAAATGAAGGTAAATTTAGTTATAATAGTAATTATAATACAAATACAACTATTATACAAAAAATAAATGCAGGAGAAATAAAAAATTCAAAAGATCCTTTTAAATTACCAGGTGAGACAACTGAAAAAAGTATAATTGAAAGAGCAGGTGATGGTGAAATAAATGATAATGATCTTAATTTTTTATCAACATTTATAACACGAACATACAACAATACATTTTTAAATGAAGACAAACAATATATTCAATGGTTTGATAATCTTACACCTTTATTACAAGGTAATGCTTTTTTAAGTTACTTTGATAAAACATATAATAATAAAGCAAGTAATTTAAGACAAGTATATTATAAAAAATATGTTGATGGTTTAAGAAATGGAATTACTATTGAAAATTTATTATCACCTAATTCAGAAAATTATATTGCTAAAGATATTAAAAATGTTTTACCTAAAACATCTGATCTTGGAAGCATTGTAGAATCAATAGCAGCAGAAAAAAATCAAAGTGAATTTCCTCCAAGACTAGAAGGTGAGTCAGCTCTTGATTATGAAAAAAGAACAATGAGTCAATAATGGATTTAGGACAAAAAGAATTAAGATTAAATGATGCTGGATTTAGTCAAAAAGAAATAGCTGATTGGAAAAAACAAAAAATACAAAAATTAAATAGTGCAGGTTTTAATAATCAAGAAATATTAGAAGCATTTGGAACAACAAGTAATGATAAAAAAATATATCAAGATTACTTTTCAAATGTAAAAGAACAAATAGAAAATGAATATTATACACAAGAATCTATATCACCTGATGATGAATTATTATACCAATCAAAAATTGATCAAGCTGATGCTCCATCACTAAAAGAAGTTGTTGTTGGCAAAGAGTTTGATGGAGATCAAATATTAAAAAGAGGTTATGGAAAAACTCTTTATGATATGACAACAAGATTAGCAAAAGGAGAAGGTTTATCTGAAGCTCTAACTCAACCTGAACCTGAAGATTACACATGGTTTGAAGGATTATTAGAAAGAGCTTATACTTTAGGATTAGAACTACCTTTATATGGAATAAGTTTTCTTCCAGGAACTGCGGTTAGTGGTCCTTATGGTGGTGCTTTTACTGCTGGTGCTATCCCTGGTGCTGCTAGAGCTACAATAGTAAAAGGTTTAGAACAACAATCTTATGGAGAACCAGTTACTATTCTTAAAAATTTTTTACAAGAAGGATTAAAAGAAGGTGCAAAACAAGGTGTAACATTTGCAGCAACTGCCATTGCTCCACAACTAAAAATTGGTGGAACAAAACTAGCTGATAAATATATTACAAGAGTTGCTTCACAACTTACAGCATTTGAAGGAGTAGGTGCAGCATTAAATCAACAACTACCATCATTAAAAGAATTTTCTTACTCTGCTGTTTTATTTGGTGGATTAGGATTAGTTCAACCTAGAAAAACTATGGAAGATAGAACTAAAAAAGTATTTATTGATACAGGTAAAAAACCAAATCAATTATTTAAAGATTCAATAATTAATAAAAGAATACTAGAGGATGTTTCATCAAGACCTTTTATTAGAGATTATGCAAATCTACTAGAAAGAAAAACTCCTGAAAAAAAATTAAAGAACCTGATAAAATATTTAAAGATGAACTATCCAATAAAGCTGCTGAAAACATTGTTTTAAAACCAAGAATAGAACCTTTAACAGTTGAAAGATTAAAAGAAATGGGATCAACAGTTAAAAGAAAAACTATCATAGAAGGTATAGATAACAAATATCCTATACTTGAAGTGATGAGAAATGCTAAAATAAATACTAAAACAGGTATTGAAAAATTAAATATTTATGAACAAGCAAGAATTATGGAAGGTATGCAAAATCGTGCAGGTTATTTTATTGAGTATAATACTTTAAATTTTAAAACTACATTAGATAAAGGTTTAGGACTTAAAGAAATAACAAAAGATATTACAAAACAAGGTAAGACAGAAACACAATTATTTGAAACTTATTTATCAAACAGAAGAGCTATTGAATTAGATGCTAGAGGAATTGAAACAGGTTTTAATATTCAAACTGCAAAAGAATTTGTAAAAAAAATCAATTCAAATTTGAACAAGCTGCAAAAAAAACAGACACTTATCAAAGACATCTTTTAGAATATGCTCGTGATGGTGGTTTCATAACAGCAGAAGCATTTACAGCAATGACAGAAGCTAATAAAAATTATGTTACATTTGCAAGAGAACTAATACAAGATGGTAAACCAGTTGTTGCTGAAGGATCAGTAAATCCTTTTAAAAAAATAGAAGGAAGTAAATTAAGAGTATATGCACCATTAGAACAAATGGTTAAAAATACAAACACAATAGTTAATGCTGTTGAAAGAAACGCTGTTAAAACTAAATTTCTTGATATGGTTACAAATGCTCAAAAGAAAGATAAAACTTTTATCCATTTATAAAAAAGTAAATCCAAAAACTACTAATAGACCTAAAGAAGATTTAATGACAATCAGAAGAGATGGAAAATTAGAAACTTGGGATGTTGGTAAAGATATTAAAACTGCATTTACAACTTTAGATCAACAAGGTGCAAATATGTTTTATAATTATTTAGGCGCACCTGCAAGAACACTTCGAGCTGGTGCAATTTTAATACCTGATTTTGCTGTACCAAACTTTTTTAGAGATACTATACAAGCGAGTTTTTTAAATAAAGTTGGTTTTGTTCCCATACAAGATTCTCTTATTGGAGCTTTTAATATAATTACAAAAGGTAATAGAAAAAAAACTATGGCAATGTATAAAAAATATGTGAAGTCAGGTGGTATGCAATCAACACTTTTAGCTGTAGATAAACCTAATATTTTTGATGGTAAAGTTTATGATATTCTTTCTAAAGGACCAGTAAGAAATTCTAACAGAGGAATGTTAGCACCATTTAGAGCTTTAACTCAATTATCAGAGGAGATGACAAGATTTAGAATATTTGAAAAGACTTATAAAAAAGCTATTGAAAAAGGTTTGACAGAAAAACAAGCTCTTGAAAGAGGTGGATTTGAAGCTAGAAATCTTTTAGATTATGCAAAAAGAGGAACTTTAGGAAATAGTATTAATAGACTTGTTCCATTTTGGAACGCAAGAGTTCAAGGTTTAACTAGATTGTACGAAGCATTTAGAGATCAACCTGGTAGAACTACAGCTATGCTTGGTGCGTATGTAGCTATTCCAACACTAGGTTTTTATATGTTAAATTATAATGATGAAGATTATAAGGAACAACCTGATTGGTTAAAACAAGCATATTATTATTTTAAAATAGGAGATAAACCTTATAGATTTCCAAAACCATTTGAGGTAGGAACTTTAGTATCTTCTATTATTGAAAAAAGTTTAGATTGGGTTAGAACAAATGAACCTCAACAATGGAAAGAATTTGCTAAAGATTTTATGTATCAAAATGCAAAAGGTTTTTATCCCATACCTACAGCGGTAAGACCTTTTTTTGAAAATGCTATGAACCATAGTTTTTTTAGAGATGCACCAATAGTGCCAAAATCTTTAGATAAAAATTTATCTAATAAGTTTTACTATACAGAGTATACATCTGAAACTTTTAAACTAGTATCAGAACTTCTTAATGGTCTAGTGGGTGATGAAAGTTTTTTAGCTATGAATCCTATTCATGCTGAAAATGTATTCAGATCATGGACAGGTGGTATCGGTAGATATGTTATAGATATTTTAGACTATGGTTTAATAAAAGCTAAAATTATTGATGACCCAATAAAACCTACAGATAGTTTATCTAAAATACCTGTCATTAGAGCTTTTGATATAAGAGATGTTCCAGGTTATTCTGCAAAATTCTTTGACAACATTCTTTGAAAAATTAGATCCAATTCAAAAAGCATTTAATGATCTTGAATTTGCTCAACAAATAGGTGATTTTGAAGAAGTTGAAAAACTACAGAAAGAAGCTCCTTTTGATAAAAAATTTATGTTAGACTATCAACAATCTATAAAAGATTTAGACAAAGCTATTAGACAGATATATAATGTAAAAGAATTGGCGGATGGAACTAAAATTACAGGCGATATGAAGAGAGAATTGATAGACCAAAAGTATATATTAATGATTAGTTTTGCAAAAGAAGCATTAAATCTTCTTGAAAAACAGGAGAATAAATAATATAGAGAAAACAATATGACAGTATCTTCAACTACAGTAAAAAATTCCTACTCTGGTAATTCAAGCACAACAGTATTTGCTTATACCTTCAAGATTTTTGCAGACACAGATTTACAAGTAATCATCAGATCCTCTACAGGAACTGAAACAACCAAAACTCTAACCACGCACTATACAGTATCTGGTGCTGGAGATGCGTCAGGTGGTAATGTTACATTTACATCTGGGAATACTCCTGCAACTGGTGAAACAGTTGTTATTAGAAGAGGTGTTCCGCAAACTCAAGCGATAGATTATATCGCTAATGATCCATTCCCTGCGGAATCTCATGAAGAGGGTTTGGATCGTGCAACTATGACTATTCAGCAGATGCAAGAGGAATTAAATAGATCGTTTAAAGTTTCAAGAACCAACTCAATTACAACACCAGAATTTACAGATGATGCAGCAAGTAGAGCATCTAAAGCATTAGGATTTGACAGTACAGGAAATGTATTAACAACAGTTGCAGACTTTCTACCTGCTGGTGGAGATAGTGCAATGTTCCAATATTCAACAACAACAACAGATGCAGATCCTGGAGCAGGAAAATTTAGATTAAACAATGCAACAATATCTAGTGCAACTGAAATGTACATAGATGATTTAGAATTTAATGGTACAGATGTTTCGGCATGGGTACAATCATGGGATGATGTTTCTGGTAATGATACCAATAGAGGTAGAATAAGAATTTCAAAAGCAAATACATTAGATACTTGGATGGTATTTAAAGTTACAGGTGCAATCACAGATGCTAGTGGCTATACAAAAGTTTCTTTAGTTTACATTGATACTGCTGGTACTTTTGCTAATGATGATAAAGTATTTATTTCATTTACAGCTTCTGGAGAAGATGGTGCAATACCAGGATATTTTTACAAGTTTGATACAGGTACATCTGATACAGATCCTGGTGCTGGAGAGATAGCATTTAACAATGGTACATACGCATCTGCTACAGAAATATATATAGATGATGCTGATTCTAATGGAGTAACTGTATCTACAGATATTTTAACTTGGGATGATTCTACTTCTACTATTAGAGGTAATTTAATGATCTATGACATTAACGATAGATCAACTTATGCAAGATTTAATATAACTGGTGCTTCTACAGATGCTTCTGGTTATGTAAAATTAGCAGTTACTCATGTAGCAAGTAACAACACATTTAGTGCTGCTGACGAACTATCAGTACATTTTTCAAGGTCTGGTAATAAAGGCGACACAGGTTCAACAGGTGCTACAGGATCAACTGGTTCTACAAGGTGCTACTGGAGCTGCTGGTACAAACTCACAACTTGCAATGACATTTAGCAACTCAACTTCTGATGCTGATCCAGGTGCAGGTAAGATTGCTTTTAACAATGGTACACTATCAAGTGTTTCAATTTTATATGTAGATGATGCAGATGATGCTAGTGCAGACATATCTTCATTTGTACAATCTTGGGATGATGTAACAAACACTACTGCTAGAGGTATTGTAACTGTAACTAAAGAAGGTACACCATCTACTTATGCTTTATTTAAAGTATCTGGTGCTGTTACAGACGCATCAGGATATACAAAAGTTCCAGTAACTCATGTAGTATCAAGCGGTACATTCTCTAACGCAGATGGTGTTGGAGTACACTTTAGTTATTCTGGAGCAGATGGTTCAGATGGAGAAATGACTAGCTTTACATTAGCTGGTTCTAGTGGCTCTAGTCAAACTATCACCAATGGTAATACAGTAACAATAGCAGCAGGAGATGGGATTACGACTACTGGCGGCTCAACAGATACAGTAACGATAGCTGTAACTGATGATCCAACAGCACTTGCAATCGCACTCGGCTAGTATATAAGGAGAAAATAGGAGATATAAATGGCAAATACTTTCAAGGCAATCAACTTCGCAGCAGAACCAGCTTCGGCAGGTACACCTTATGTTATGTATACAGCAGCAGGGAGTACAACTACTGTAGTTCTTGGCTTGATACTTGCTAACATACACACAACTGCAATAACAGCAGAAGTAGAATTAGTTTCTACAACATCAAATAGAGGTGGTGCTAACAATGTAGCGAATGGTACATCAATGTTAGTTAAAGATGTGAGCATCCCTAGTGGATCTTCACTTGAGATTTTATCTGGTTCTAAAGTTATTTTAGAAGCTGGAGATAAAATACAAATTGATTGTTCTGTTGCTGATAAAATTTCTGGTACACTATCAGTAATGGAAATTACATAGGAGTTTTAATTGGCTTATATTGGAAACAAACCAGCTAACAAAGCAGTAGTTGCAAGTGATCTTGATCCAGCAGTTATTACTGGTCAAACAGCTTTAGCAGTAGCTCCTGCTGATACAGATGAATTTTTAATTAGTGATGCTGGTACTTTAAAAAGATTAGATGCTAGTTTAATCGGTGGTGGTAAAATTTTACAAGTTGTAAGCACTCAAATAACTGCAAAATCAACTGTTTCTGTTTCTAGTGCTGGAACTTTTGTTGATGTTTCTGGATTTACTGCTGCTATTACTCCATCAAGTACATCAAATAAAATTATTGTAAATGCTATGATTGCTACAGCAGCAAATACTAATGGTCCAGATAGATCATATTTTAAATTTCAAAGAGGAACTACAGACATTGGTATTGGAGATGCTAGTGGTTCAAGATACAGAGCTAGTACAGGAAATTTTACAACTGATACAAATAAATCTGGAAATTTTACTTTTGTTTGGTACGATAGTCCATCTTCTACATCAGAACAAACTTATAAATTACAAGTAACATCAAATGGAAATTCAAAAACAGTATATATGAACCAAGTACAAGGAACTGCTACTGATTCTGTAGTAATGGCATCACAAATAATTTTAATGGAGGTAGCTGGATAATGATAGATATAGCAACAGCAATTTTRAAAATTAATCCAAATGCAGAAGTAAATGTTATCAATGAAGATTATAACCAAATAATTTGGAATAATGGAACAACACCTATACCTAAAGCTGACATAGAAGCTAAAATGAACGAATTACAAGCAGAGTATGATGCTAAACAATATCAAAGAGATAGAGAAGCAGAATATCCAAGTATTGTAGACCAATTAGATGACATCTATCACAATGGAATAGATGCTTGGAAAGCTACAATTAAAACAACTAAAGATAAATATCCAAAGGAATAATGTATGGCATATATAGGTAGAGAACCACAAATAGGAAACTTTCAAGTCTGTGATGCTATATCAGTAGTCAATGGTCAAGCAGCATACACTATGCAAGTAAACTCTGTTAATGTATCACCAGAAACTGCTAATCATATGTTGGTTAGTTTAAATGGTGTACTACAAGCACCAGGTAGTTCTTATACTGTATCTGGCTCAACAATTACCTTTGCATCAAACCTAGTTACAGGTGATGTTATAGACTTTATTCATATACTAGGATCAGTTCTTGATCTTGGAGTACCATCTGACAGTACAGTTTCACTTGCCAAACTAACAGCTACTGGAACTAAAGATGCTACAACATTTTTAAGAGGAGATAACACATTTGCTAGTGCTGGTGGTGCTAATACTCCAAATTTTTTAGTATTACCAAGTGCAGATCAAGACATATCAAATACAACTAATACAACAGTTGTTTTAGACACAGAAGTTTTTGATAGTGATAATGCTTTTGCTTCAAATACATTTACAGTACCATCTGGAAAAGCTGGAAAATATTTATTTATAGCACAAGGTAGAATTACAAATTTAAACAGTAATAAAGAATTTCAATTATCTTTTTTAAAAATGGATCATCAGATTTTTCAGAGGCAAGTCAAAATGCTTATATAGTTCAAAATACTTATTCTCCTGATAGTAGTGCAAGTATGTATTTTTCACATTCTATGATAGCAAATTTAGCTGAATCAGATGCAATAACAGTATCAATTTATCATAATGCTGGAGCAACTAAAACTTTAGAATCAACATATACAAGATTTAGTGGATTTAAATTAATAGAATAGGATAAATTATGGCAACTTTAAGTAATAAAATAAAACAATATGTAAATTCAGAAGTAGATTTTACTTCTGATGTAATTCTTCAAGATGATGGTAATGGTGCATATATTAAAGAATGGAATTTAGATATTGCTCAACCAACAGATGCTCAACTTTCATCAGTAGAAAGTGATGCAGATAAAATGGAAAGAAATAATCAAGTTATAGCAACAAGAAAATCTTTATATGGCTCTTGGGAAAAACAATTAGAAGAAATTAACGAACAAGGTATTGATGCTTGGAAAGCAAGAATAGCACAAATTAAATCAGATAATCCAAAGGAGTAAGACATGGCTTTAGCTTCGTTATACTTCGCTAAAGAAATAAAGAGGTTTCTCATGGCACTAAACTTCGCAAATAATAATTCATTATCAGCAATCACAACTAAACCAAGTGGTTTAAGTGGTGGTGCAATGACTTTAATCTCTACACAAACTGCATCTAGTTCAGCTACAATATCTTTTACTTCTGGTATTGATGATACCTATGATGAGTATGTGTTTAAATTTATAGATATACACCCAGCTACAAATGATGTTGAGTGGAGTTTTCAAGGTTCTACTAATACTGGTTCTAGCTATGGAGTATCAATCACATCATCAGCTTTTGATGCGTATCACAATGAAGCAGATAGTGCTGCTGCACTTTCTTATGCAACAGATCAAGATTTAGCAAACTCAACAAATTTTCAAATATTTCAACAAGACTATGGAAATGATAATGACCAATCTGGTGTAGGTACTTTACATTTATTTTCGCCATCATCTACGACATTTGTTAAACATTTTATTTCTGTTTCTCAAAATTATCATCATTCAGATTATTCAATTAATTGTTTTAGAGCTGGATATTTTAATACAACAAGTGCAATAGATGCTATTCAATTTAAGTTTTCATCTGGTAACATAGATAGTGGGGTAATAAAATTATATGGAGTTTCATAAATGAACAACATTCGCAAAGAGGTTTGCTCATGGCATTAGTTAAATACAATAACAATAGCATAAGTGCTGTAACCTCTGCTGCTTCAATACCAAGTGGTGCTTTAGTACCTATTAAAACTTTAACTGCTAGTTCTAGTGCTACATTGTCATTCGTAGATGGAAGTGGTGGAGTAGTTTTGGATAGTACATATCCTATTTATGTTTTTAAGTTTATAAATATTCATCCAGCAACAGATGGTGCTGATTTAACTTTTAATGGTTCAACAGATGGCGGTTCTAATTACAACACTACTAAAACTACTACAACTTTTTATGGCTACCATAATGAAGGTGATAGTGCAGCGGCTTTATCTTATGAACCAGGACATGATATAGCTCAAGGTACAGGATATTGTCAAATAGGTGGTGATGCTTTAGGTGCAGACAATGATCAATCTTGTTCAGGAACAATGTTTATTTTTTCACCTTCTTCAACAACCTTTGTAAAACATTTTATTGTTAATATGAACACTTTAACTGACGCAAATTATTCAGTTAATGAATACACCGCAGGTTATATGAATACTACTTCAGCAGTTGATGCTGTTGATTTTAAAATGACATCAGGAAACATAGATGCTGGAAAAATAAAACTCTATGGAATTAAGGATAGCTAATGGATAACATAATCAAATCGGAGATTTGCTAATGAGCATAGTTAAATTAAATAATAGAGGTGTAAAGAACGCAACTGCATTTGGTAGTATTACTGGATTAGGCAGTATGAAATTTATTAAAAAGCTAACAGCATCATCTTCTGCAACTTTATCTTTTGTTGATGGTGCAAGTGGAGTTGTCTTGGATAATACTTATAAGGAATACTTATTTACTTTTAAAAACATACACCCATCAACAGCTTCAGAATTATCTTTTAATTTATCAATAGATAGTGGTTCTAATTATAATGTAACTAAAACAAGCACTGCTTTTACTGCTGGTCATAACGAAGCAGATTCAGATGCTTATGTTGTATATAACACTAGCAGAGATTTAGCACAAGGTACTGGATTTCAGGAATTCACAGCAAATATTGGCACTGATAATGATGGATCTGCAAATGGTTATTTACATTTATTTAATCCTTCATCTACTACATTTGTTAAACATTTTATGTCAAGAGTAAATTATAATGAACAATCTACTTATTCAAACGAACATTATATTGCTGGATATGGAAATACTACAAGTGCTGTTGATGCAGTTCAGTTTAAATTTGTAAGTGGAAACATAGATGCTGGAGATATTTGCCTTTATGGTATTGCATAAATTTTAACAAAGGAGTATAAAAAGATATGGCAAGACATCACAATATAAATGGGAACATAGTTCCTTTCACAGCAGAAGAAGAAGCAGCTAGAGATGCTGAAGAACAAGCATATTCTGATGGTGCGTTTGATCGTGCTATGGCAGATTTAAGACAAAGAAGAAACAGATTATTAGCAGAGTGTGATTGGGTTATGGTTTCTGATTCTCCAATTGCAGACAAAACAGATTGGCAAACTTACAGAACTAATTTAAGAAATATTACAAATGGTTTAACAACAGTTGAAGAAGTTAATGCTGTTGTGTTCCCAACAAAACCATAATGAAATATATATTAATCCTGTATATGTGCAGTTTAACTACAGGTCAGTGTCCAAACAATACAGTATCAGGTTACCAATTTAATTCACATTATGATTGCGTTAATGCTGGTTATTCTATTGCTCAAAAAACTTTTAGAGATTTAAAAAAATTAGAAGATTGGGATAAACCTGATTTTGAAAAACAAAAGATTGTAGTTAGGTTTGAGTGTAAGGAGATAAAAGTAAATGCCTAAAAACTCTGCACTAGAAAGAATAGAATCACACGAAAAACTTTGTCGTATCATGCAAAAACAAACTCATCAAAAAATTAACAACATAGAATTAGAAATTAAAGATATAAAGAAACACTTATACTATGCTATGTCAGCTCTTATTGGTGGGATGTTTACAATTATAATTATTTTGTTTGAAAAACTTTAATATTTAATAGGATGTTTACATGGCTAGAAGAAAGAAAGCGGTTACAGGACTTGTTAATGAACTTGCCGCACAGCTTGACCTTGCCAAAGACCCAAATATCCTTGTATTTACACCCCTTGGAGGACTAGGACCTGTAGATATTGTTACTTTAAATATGACTACAGGTGAGTATAATGCTTATGATGTTAAAACGAAAAACTATAGAAAAAAAGATCACACACCTAGTGATGGTTATAAGAGAAACACTAAAGGATCTCTTATCAACCGCCAAACAACTATGGAACAAAAGAAACTAAAGGTAAAAATTATTTATGCAACTATCTAAACATTTTAAACTAGAAGAATTTACTAAATCAATGACAGCAACTCGTAAGGGTATTGATAATACACCTGGAGCTGGTGATATTAAAAACCTTGAGAATGTCTGTTATGAAATACTAGAACCAGTAAGAGCCAAGTTTGAGAAACCTATAACTGTTACATCAGGATATAGATCAGAAGCATTATGTGAAGCTATTGGTTCAAAGAAAACTTCACAACACGCAAAAGGTCAGGCGGTAGACTTTGAGATTGCAGGTGTACCTAACATTCAAGTAGCTTACTGGCTACAAAACAATGTAGACTTTGATCAATTAATATTAGAGTTTTATAATCCAGATGATCCTGCTGCTGGTTGGGTTCATGTATCTTACAACGAATCAGGATCAAATAGAAAACAAGTCTTAACTTATGATGGTAAGAAGTATGACAATGGTCTGCCAGATATGAAGTGGAAAGATGGAAAGGTAGAAGGATAATGTGGTTAAGTGCGATTAAACTTGCAGTTCAAGCAGGATCTCATATATACAAAAAAAAGCAAGCAAACAAAAATGCTGATGGCAGATGCACAAATGCGTCATGCAGAAAAGATGAGTAGCGGTGAACTGGAATATAAAGCGAAGATTATTGAGAGTAATGATAATGGTTGGAAAGATGAGTTTGTACTCATTCTTATATCCCTTCCTATGCTGCTATTGGCTTATTCTGTTTTCTCTGACGATCCTGACATTCGTGCAAAGCTAGACTTATTCTTTGAGTATTTTAAAAACCTACCTTATTGGTATCAAGCTATATTTATAGGTGTAATCTCTGCAATCTATGGTCTTAAAGGTGCAGATATAATGAGAAAGAAATGATAACTAAAAATTTTGCACAACAATACAGTAGAAAAACAAGTATGTTATCTCAACAAACTGGTAAGAAGAAAAAGAAAAAGAAGTATAAGAAGAAAAAGTAATGGCTCGTCAGAAGTTTACACACTTTGTACCTAGAGATAAACCACCTAAAAGACCCAGAAGGCACAAAAAAAATCTTAACAAATCCGAGAAGAGAAGCTATAAGAAATACAACAGACAAGGTAGATAACAATGGATGATATAGATGGATTACAGATTTACAGCTATACTAATAATACTATTGTGCTTGATAGCTTTTTTTTAGAACCAGGGTATCCAGTTAGATGAAAGTATCAGAGAACACATCAGTAGCAATGCCAATTAAGAATATGATTGGTATAGTTATAGGTATAGCAATGGGTATCTTTGCATATACAGAACTTACTGCTAGACTTACATCTCTTGAGACATCAAGAGAATTATTCCAAGCTGATCTACTTAAAAAGTCAGAACAGAAACCTACTGATCAAGAACAGTTTATGTTAATAGAACAACTATATTCTGATGTAGAAAAATTAGCAGAGACTCAAGAACAGAATATGACTAACAAAGTAAACATAGAGTTTACTCAAAAACAATTAGAAAAAGCTCTAGCAGATATAGAAAAATTAAAAGATAAAGTAAGAGAGAATGGAAAAAATTATTAAAAATAAAAGTTATTTATTTATTAACAAGTTCTCACTTGCTTGGATAGCTTGTATGTTATGTATGGTTAGAGGAGATTTATCTGTATTAAATATTGGTCATGCTATTATTGCAAGTAAGACAGGTTCTCTAACAGGAATTATTGTTGTGTTGATGTCATTAATAAAAATTAATTTTAGATACAAGCTACCTATCTTTATGTTTATAGGTTGCTTTATTGGAGATCTAATTACTCATGACACACACTATGGATACTGGTGGACCGAAGCTGCAATCACTGCATTGGTTGCATCACTATTAAGTTTTGGATTAACATTTACTCCTGCAGGTAAAAAGATTGAGGAGTTTTTAAAATGATTGAAACTGTAGTAGCACTGTTAATGATAGTTAATAATGAAATTAAAGAACATAGAATACAACCATCTATGTCAGAATGTTTAAAAGGTAAGAGAGTTGCTTCAAGAAAAATAGATGATAATGTAGAGTATCAATGTATTAAATCTAAAGCAGAGCTTGAAGATAACATTGATGGCAGTAAATCAATTAAAAAATTAATATTAAAATAATGGCTATAAGAAAAACTACTAAAGGTAAAAACGCAAACTACAGACCTACAAAGAAAGGTGCTGGTATGACAGCTAAAGGTGTAGCAAGATACAGAAGAGCTAATCCAGGATCTAAATTAAAAACTGCGGTAACTAAAAAGAGTGGACTTACTGCAAGAGAGAAAGCTCGTAGAAAAAGTTATTGTGCAAGAAGTGCAGGTCAGTTAAGAAGATCATCAGCTAAAACTAGGAATGATCCTAACTCAAGAATAAGACAAGCAAGAAGAAGGTGGAGATGCTAGATAAAATTATATATAAATTTATTGGTTGGATAGATGGTTTGAATCAAAAGATCAATGATGTTTTAACTATGGACTTTACTAATTTTAGTAAGAGAAATAAAAAGTGTAAGTGTGGCAATAAAAAGACTTGGAACAAAGTAAAAACAGAGAGTTTGTCTGTGGATATTGCACATGGTGTAAAAAAGAACTATTGAATACTATGGGTGGATGGATTATAACTGCAAAGAAGCAATACTTCTGCCATGATGGTAAAGATGGATCATGTTTTGATCTGTATTGTAATATAAAATTAGAACAACAGGAGAATAATGAAAAAAGGTTATCACAAAACAAAGTCAGGTAAGACAGCTAAAAAAGGTTTGTATTATAATATAAACAAAAGAAAAAAAGCTGGTACAAGTAGATCAAAAAAAAATCTACTATATCTTCAAAGGCTTATAAAAATATGAAGTCTGGATTTAAGAAGTAAATATTTTTTTAATTTTAAATAACAATCAGCACAAAAATATATTTTATTTTCTATAATTACAGCAGCTCTTTTACATTTAGAGCATTTGTGCTTTGGCATTATGCTATAAGTTCTTGAAACTCCTGCCATATTGTTTGCTCATCATTCCAAAATCTTCTTCTGTGTTGTTTCATTTGTATAGAGTTTAAAACTGTTGTATGATCTTGTCCAAAAATTCTACCTATATCTGACAAACTCATCTTATATTTTTCATTTAATATATTGTGAATAATATTTCTGGATCGCACAATATCTGTGGTCCTAGTCTTGGTAAATAATTCTTTCTTGCTAACCTCATACTTAATACAAACTTTATTAATCACAGAGTCTATCTCTGATTGTCTAGGTTTTCTAAACTGATAACCAATAATCTTTCTTTCCATTTGTCTTGGTACAATGTGTGTTTCTTTTATCTCACTTACATGGTCAGACATTTTTTGTTGTGCTAATTCAAAACCTTTTCTAAATCCTTCTTCATAAAGTTTTAGTTGTTGTTCTGATAGTAAATAAAAAGCGATCTTATGTTTGTAAATGAAGTCGTTGTTGTTTATTTTTTTAATATGTTTTTGAAACTCTTGATTAATTAAAGACATAAATCCCCTACAGTTTTGTTTGTTTTTTTAGCAATGTAAATTAACGAGTGTTATGCTCTCATTAATTCTTCTTTTGCCTTCTCGATTTTCCAAATAAGTCTATAAGAATCTTTCTGATACTTATTTACTTTTCTCTTGGCTTCCAGGAACTTCTCGTGTTTCTTCGCTTGAAGATCCCTGTACTTCTGAAGGCGAGTTCTTAACTCTTCCATCTTTCTCCTTTATTACTTTGGTAAAGTCTAATTTAATATTCTCAACTTTACATTCTACAACTTCCCCTTGTGCGTTGGGGTCGGCAGCTTTCTTTACATCATCAAATCTTTCAACAAGCTGAAAACTTGCTTCGCCAGATTTAATTCTCAAATATTTATCTGTTTTTATCATTTTTGTCTATATCTTTTTTGTGTAGATTAGATGCCATATCATTATATATTGATAAATCTGTGTAATTATCAGCTTTAAATCCCTTTGTAGCTCTGAATAATTTAAGTGTCATCATGATATGTGCCACTTGATATGGCTTTAGTTTTTTTTAAATTGGGTGCTAATATTAAAGTAAATAGCTCTGCAAGTATAGTAAAATTATATTGATAATCTCCATAATCTTTCTCTCGATCTTGGATTATCTTTTTCTTAATCTCGTTTGTAAGCTCTGTAATTTTCATATTGTTTTAAAGGTATGGCAGAAGAAAACAAATAAGAGGGAGCATTACCAGAAAGGGAAAGAGGTAATATGATTCGCTGCTCTAAAAAAACTTCCACCACACCATTTAACTACAGTTAATAGTTGTAGTTGGTTTTGTTATAACCTGATCCTTGACCTTTTGCAAACCTGTTATTAGGTGCAAAAGATTGCTGGGGTCCTCTCGGCTTTCCAGCAGATGAACCAGTATTTGATGGTGTCAAGACAACATTAATAATTCCTGTGGGATTACCTTGTTCGTCAAGATCATCAAATCCTGCTTGGTTGTACCATGTTTCTCCAATCTTTACACCTATTCTCCAGGTCTTACCCTCTGGTGATTTTGGATTTATTGGTGCAACAAAAGATGGTCGATTATCTCCTGCTTGTTTGTCGGCATTGTGCGTAAGTTTTATATATATCTTATCACTCATTGTGTTACTCCTTGTGTGTTTAGTTGTGTTTCCATTGTTTCATAAATATTGTTTAGATCTTTATAAATCGCAGGATGTTTCTTGATAGCAAGAGTAAACGCATCTTTGTATTTATAGTTCTTTAACTTTCTTAACTGATAAATAGTTTTTGCGTTCTTCATATCATTCTTGATATGTTCTATTGCTACTGCATCATGATTGTCATCATGTTCTGTACCACTAGGTTGTGGAATATTGTTAAAAGGTTTTGCTCCACTCTCTCTAGTGCTTTCTTTAACATTGTTTGTTCGAGTAGAGAAAGGACTAGCTTTGTAGCCATCATCATTGTCTAAACCTGTCTTTAAATTTAGTGCATTTAAGAAAGCATACTTCTTGGCATAAGACATACCATTACCTGTACCAAACTTATCTAGGTTTCCCATTGCACTACATCCCTCAATATCTATATGACTTGTTGGATCTTCAATGTCATGTATCTTCATTGAACAAGTAACCATGATAAAACTTTCTTTAACATAGTTAGTGTAAGTACAAACAGGATATAACCCATTGTTTAGTAGTGATTCCATTGCAACTTTTTGTACCTCGTCATGTTGTAATGGATTGAAGTGCATACCAGGAACTTTCTTTCCTTTTGCCACACCTCCAGCTTCACAAGCTGCCTTATGTAGTTTTTGATATATGTTTAGTTTCATGTGTCTAATCCCCATAGTTGTTTGATTTGTTTTTTTGGTCGTCTATTAAATCCCTATAATAAAAAGGATGATTTAATTCTGGTGGTTCGGCAAAGGATGATAGCTTTTGTATATCACCTTTACAAAATATAATTAGTTCTTCCCATGATTTTAATCTTTGTGTTAATAAATTATATTGGTGTTCTAAATAATCAGGTCTTAACATATCGTGCATATCATCAAAGATTCTGTATTCGTTTTCATTTACATAAAACAAAAAAGGTTTTCTCTTTGTGCAGTGATAGTAGAAAGCTAATTGGTTTATGTGCATAGGGTCTGGATCATTTGGGAGCTGCGTTGATGCCATGTAGTATTCATCCTTACCTCTTTTCTTTTTGATTGTAGGTGGTTTAGTTTTTGCTTCACCTATCTTGTCATTTGATTCGTAATCTATACGACCAATAATATCTATGACCATATCGTTATGTTTGGCAGACACATATCTTTCAGCGACTAACTTTTCATTACCAAATATTTCTTTGACACACTTCTTCATATTCTCAATCGTTGGATGTGCGAAGCTAATCATCATCTCTCTTGCTAGTTTATCTTTATCATCTACTGGTGTTGTGTTTTTATTTATTTCATCTAGCTCTTGTTGAAATACATCATCATAGTTTTTGTTTTCTAATTTAATTTTTCTATCACCCTCAAACAAAACCTCACAGGTTAATCTTTGTGCTGTGTTATTAACTAAATTACCAAAAGGAGCTTTGTATCTGATCAAGAATAGTCGTCTCAATTCTTGAGGCAGAGAGTAGTTCAGCACAAACCTAGTAAAGTTTTGACTTGAGGATGGACTCCAATGATCTAATCCTTGACCACCATTGAAATTTTTAAAATATTCTTTCATATATTACCAAGTTGTTTTTTAATAATTGTTTTTTTCAATGTAAAAATTTAATCTTTTGTTTATAAATTGTAATAAATATTCTTCTTTAAATTTGTTAGCATTATTTAAAAAATTAATTCTATTTAAAATTTTATTTAATTCATAAATAGAACTTCTACATTCAGTAAGTTTTATTTTATAATGTTGTTTTTTAAAATTAATTGTTTATTAAAAGTTTTTAAATACATTTGTTTTTTCCCTTTCGTTTTCCACATAGATACAGGTAAAATAACTTCTTGTCAAACCTTTTATATGGTATATATACAACCTAATAGTATAACAAATAGGAGAAATATGACACTTAAAGAGTGGCGAAAGAAAGAAGGTATATCCCATTATACATTGGGTACTATGCTAGGAATAAGATCCATAAATCCAGCGACCAACTCGCAGAGATATTGTTTGGAGTCTAAAGAAAAAAGATTCCCTAAACCAAGAATGGTAAAGAAGATACTAGAAGTAACTAAAGGCAAAGTATCTTTACAAGATTTGTATAATGCGTGGTGGACCTATGAAGAAAGTAAATAAGCTACCTTACAAAAAGGTACGAGTAATTTGGCAAGATATAACGACATCAAGTCAATGGTATGATGATCTTTCTGATGTAGATAATTTTACTTATAGTTGGTGTGAAGATATTGGTTATCTATATTATAAAGATTCTAAAGTAGTAAAGATATTTAGTTCTTATTCTTATGATGGTGATAAGTTATCAGTTGGTAATATAACTGCTTACCCTAGATCAGTAGTTAAAAAAATTATAAAAGAAACAAAATGACAAACGATAAAATGTTTGATGAGATAGGTTGTCCTGATGAGCTAAAGAAATGTAGGCAAGAAATCAAACGACATAAAAAGCACATACAAAAACTATCCAATCAGTTGCTAGACTACGAGAGAATAATAGAAGAAAAAGAAAACGAGATTATAATAATTAAAAATAGATAACTTATGGCTAGATGGACCTACGCATTTAGTAATGGCAGCTACAACGATTGGCATAGGAAATATGACAATATTGCCATGATTGATATTGATAGTATTGAATGTTGTCCTGATTGCTACGAGCCACTTGCTATTCTTGAGACTTGTTATGATAAAGGACAGAAATACAAGGCTACAACCCTTGTAAACATAGTCGCTAGTCGCCTAAATATACCCTTGTTTTTAGTATTCTATAAGAATTTGACCCAGACTACCCTAACCTTTAGGATTAAGCGAATAACGAGCTGTGAGACAGAGTTTGAACTGATGAACGAGAGCCAATGGGTTGCCATTTTGCTAGACCTCCAATCTAATCATAGGAAAGTATGTAAGTATGAACGTAAGTAGAGGTTTTTTACATATTACATATAAGATTTATCATCATCTTGATAAGTTAGAGGGGGTTCATAAATCTAATTGCTTAAATGTTTTCTTGTCTGTGATGAAGTATGCCTGGAAGAAGAATGGATATGAGGCAAGATTAAGGCACGAAACTATACACAAAGATACTGGTTTATGTAGAACTACCATTAAGAACTGCTTATCCACCTTAAATAAATTAAATGTTGTTAAATCTTTTAGAGGTAAATCTGGTAAAACTTATATTGTAAATGAGGTATTTTTGAGAGCTGAAAAACTATATGAACCAACCAAGATAGCCACCTCATTAGCACAAGATAGCCACGACACGTCTATATTAGTAGATACATTACCCATTACTAATATAGATATATTAATTGGTAAGTATAAAGGTGATAAAGATAGAATGATAAATGAATTAGCCACTCTACCCCTGCCTGACCTTATAGGGGATACAAAGAATGTCTATTATTGTAAACTAGCCATTCAAAGAAAAGAGGAACTGGCTCGTCAAAAAAATTTAGTAGATCCCAAGATAATACAAAGGGAATTAAGTAAGATTACAAAGGAAAAGAACTTCGCCTATAAAAGAAAGAAAGAATATAACATAAGAAATAATTTAGATTACAAGGGGAATCCTATTGGCAAAAATAAAGATTAGATGTGAGGCAATCGCAAAGCACTCTGGGAAAAGGTGTAAATGTAAAGGTCATTTCGTACCCACTTCAAGAAGAATGTTATGTCCCTATCATAAGGGTGGTAAGTCGTGGGATAACAAGACCAGGAAATATAAAGGGTTATACAAGAATGATAATATCAATATACAAAACAAAATTAATATATTAAAAAACTTAAAGAACTTTAAACATAAAACAGATGACGAAATCAAAGAGTATATCCTCCAAGAAAAAGAACGAGCTAACTCTCAACGATACAGAACAAAATACTATTCTCGCCACTATCTACGATGGAGGAATACCTCATATCGTAATCAAAGACACCTTAAAGATCAGCTTGATGTCTTTCTACAAATACTTGGATCTAAATCCAAAGTTTAAAGAGGAGTTTTTGAAAGCTCAAGAGGTAGGTATCAAGACACTTGTTGAAAAGATGTTAGCTATCTTTCAATCTGATACTAATGAAATGTCTAATGAGGAATTACTATTTTTAAGAGAGAAACAAAACTATATTAAATGGTTAGCACCAAGAATCAGCAGTCTATTTACAGAGAAACAAAAGATCGATGTCAAAAGTGATTCAGTAGTTAAAATTTCTTGGGAAGATAACCAGGATAATTTGATTGATATATCAGGGGATATAACTGACATACCCCCTGATAATAAAGATTAATTAAATGTTTCAATACTAACACATTTAATTAAATAATATGTACCTTTGTTTGGTCTAGGTTTATCTTTTGTGTACTCTTCATTTTCATTCATGTTATTAAAAGCACCATAAGTTATTCCATTATCTATATCTTCTTTTCTAATATAGATCATATCACTTGCTTTTAAATCTGCTTTATCATTTTTTTTATTATTGTGCATTTTTAATACTCCATTTTAGATTCAAAGCTAACTTCTATTTTATTGTAAGGATCTCTTTCAATACAGTTTTTAATCTGTAAATATAACTCACCAAGATCAAAGCAATTATCCTCAAATAAAACTTTCTTTGTTATCTTTGGTGTAGCATATTTAATATGCTTTTTCTTTTTGTGATCGTAATAACTATCATCAACTCTTACTGATGATATTTTCACATTGTCGTAGGTTATCATAGCTTTCCCTTTGTTGGTTTTGTTTATAGTCTTTTAACATCCATAGTTTACATAAACCATTAGCTGCTAAAAGATTTAAACCAGTTTGATATATTGTATATTCAATATCATCCTGGTTTAAATTTTGTTGTTGTTTAGTATCTGTGATCGTCATATTCTTCAGCTTGTTTATTTGTTATCCATTCATAAGTCCACTCCCCATGATCCATAATATCTTCAAGTGATAATGAATAAATATCTATGTAGTCTTTATCATTTTTTTCTATACCTTCTTGCCAATCTATTGAATGATAAGAACAAAGGTCTTGTCTTAAATCTTCAAGGTTTTTATAGATTGCATTATTTAAAACTCCTTGATTGTCTATTCTTAATACTTTCATTTTGTTTTCCCTTTCTATTTGTTATTAAAATATTATAGCTCCAAGAATAAACCCTACTAAAAATATGATCCATTCAGGTCTATATTGTAGCTCTAATTGCTGCCATTCGTGTTTAGTTTTACCTAGTATTATCATTTATTGGTCCTCGCTTTTTATTTGTTTATTTTTATTATACCAATTAGCAAATAAATTAAAATCATCTACTGTAAATGGTTTATTGTGCACCATTCTTGATTTAATTTCATTTGTTATTTCTTGTCTTTTATTCTGCTCTAAATTATTAGAGCACAATTTTTTAAAAAGATTAATTGTTTTCATATCGCACCCCCCTTCAATTCAATTATTAATTGGTTAATTTGATCTGTATGTTTTAAACCTAGATATATTATATAGAACATAGCTAGGAATAAAACATAATCTAAAAAGTTTAATATATTTTTAATCATTGTTTTAATTCCTTTGGTTCAAAGCTCATAATTATATTAGCCATAAACAACCAATAATTTTGTTCAACTTTAGACCTTAATTGATCGCTTGGATTAGGATCTATTGAACCCATTTTTACAGCTAGATTTACAATATCATCATAATAATATTCTATATCTAAAGCTAAACCACTCAACCATTCAGCGATTGCTTTTTGTTTTCCTACTCTATCAACCATAAAACCATATTCAGAATAAAACCTGTCAAAAATATATTTAATTTTTTCTTGATCTGTTTTTAATGGCTCATCATTTATTCCAGTTTCAATAGTACCAAGAATATATTTTTTGTAGTTCTCTTTGTACTTTGTATGATGTAATTTACTCATTTTGTTTTTCCTTTCATTTGTTAATATACAAATCATATACATATATTTATTTTAAGATCAATACAAAAAGTATAATTATTTTATTTTTTTTATGTGTGATATTTATGCAACATTAAACCAGGTTTAATATTGATTGTGTCATATTTGCAACATGTTGTAATTATGCAACACTATGTAGTTTAGCTTAAATCAAAGATTTAAGAAAATAAATTAGAATGATTCTAAAGTAATTTAATTAAAAATAATACTTGCATATATATAAATTGGATATATAAAGAATATAGAAAGGATAAAAAAA